TTTCTATTTTAACAACATTAATTCTATAGGTGGTGTAGAAACATTCTTCCACTATTTAGCAAAGAAATATTGTGATTATGATATAGCTGTTTTCTATAAAACAGGTGATATAAAACAAGTCAAGAGATTACAAAAATATTGTTTTTGTAAAAAGTATAACGGAGAAAAGATAAAATGTAAAAAAGCATTTTTCAATTATTCAAAAGATATAATTAATAATATAGATGCTGAAGAATATATTGAAATAATACATAGAGATGTTAAAGCACTGGGAAAATGGATTATTCATCCTAAAATTACAAAATGGATTGGGGTTAGCAAATTATGTTGTGATAGTTTTAAAGAACTAACAGGTAAAGATTGTGAACTTATTTATAATCCAGTATGTTTAGATGAACCAAAAAAAGTACTACATCTAATTAGTGCAACTAGACTTACAAAAGAAAAAGGTAAAGATAGAATAATTAAACTTGCTGAATTATTAGATAAAGCGAGAATACCTTATTTATGGACAATATTTACAAACGATGTTAATACAATTAATAATCCTAATATAGTTTACATGCAACCTAGACTAGATATAATTGATTATATTGCCGATGCTGATTATCTTGTTCAATTAAGTGATGATGAAAGTTTTTGTTATAGTGTTGTGGAGGCTCTTTCAGTTGATACACCTGTAATAGTTACTGATTGTCCTGTATTTAAAGAATTAGGTGTTGAAGATGGGAAAAACGGTTGGATATGTGACTTTGATATGTCCAATGTAGACGTTCAAAAAATATATGACTTAGGTATTAAATATAGTAAACAATGTACTTTTAATTATAATATACCAAAAGATACTTGGGGTGAAGAATTAATTAAAGGTAAAAAAGAGTATAAACATTCTAATGACTATAACACTGTACAAGCAATTGAGTCATTTACTTATGATAAATTCAAAGAATTAAAAGACTTAATAAGATATAATAAAGCCAATAATAAAGAAGGAACAATTTATGAAGGTGATATATTTGATTGTGATGATGAAATCATGAATTATCTATTAAACAATGTACCAAATAAACCTAATAGAAGTTTAATTAGAGTAATATTATACAAAGACGAATAGAGGTGATTAAATGGAGAGTGAAGAAATATGGAAAGATATAGAAGGTTTTGAAGGATTATATCAAGTAAGCAATTTAGGAAGAATTAAAAGTTTAGAAAGATATAAAAATCATTATAGTAAACTAGTGTATGTTCCTGAGTGTATTAGAAAATTAGCTTTAGATAAAGATGGTTATTTGATATTACCTTTAAACAAAAATGGTAAAAAAATAATGAGAAAAGTTCATAGATTAGTTGCTCAAGCATTTATCCCTAATCCTGATAATAAAAAGGAAATAGACCATATTGATTGTAATAAAAGAAATAACAAAATAGATAATTTAAGATGGGTAACGAGAAAAGAAAATGTTCATCATTCAATTAATGAAGGACATTTTTATCACCCCTCAAAAGGTTATATTTATAAAAGAGGTGAAACATGTGAAAATAATAATTAGCAACATAATTGAAATTGATAATCCAACTAAAGAAATATTAAATTACTGTAAAACTAAATTAACAGTAAAAAATCCTGACTATTCTAAGAAAATACAAATGGGTTTCTTTGTTGGAAAAACACCTAGATATATTCATTTATATGATTATATAGATGGAAAATTATATTTACCAATAGGTTGTTTTAAAGATTTATGGAACATGTATCCTGATAAGTCGTTATACAGTGATTATAGCTCCATAGTTAAACGAACTATTAAAAGTAGTATAAAGTTACGTGACTACCAAGAACCTTGCTTAAATGCTCTAAAAAAGTATGTAAACGGGCTATTTATATTACCGTGTGGTCTTGGTAAAACTGAATGTGCTTTACAAACAGCTTATTACTTACAACAACATACATTATTTATTACTCATACTAAAGATTTAATGAACCAAGCAAAAGATAGATGTGAAGAAAAAATGGAATGTACTACATCAATTATATCTGATGGTAGTGTTGATACAACTGGTGATATAGTTTTTGCAACAGTACAAACCTTATTTAAACATCTTGAGGAAATACCTCAAAACGAATTTGGCTTGGTAGTAGTTGATGAATGTCATCATTTAGCAGCAAATGCTGATACAGTTGCTATGTTTAGAACTAGTCTAGATTATTTTGCAGCAAGATATAAATTAGGTCTTACAGCAACATTACATAGAGCCGATGGTCTTGAACAATGTATTCCTAAATTACTAGGTGAAGTAATTTATGAAATAAAAGAAGATGGACAAGATTATGTAGGTATATATGAAAATCAAGAAGTTATTAGATTTCCTAAAACACAATTTCAAGTACCAGCAAAAGTAAATCTTATTACTACAAATTATAAGATTTATGATGAAAAGAGTGGTTATTATAAAGATGTGTTTGATAGAAATGGTATGACTATTTCGTTTTCAAAGTTAATTACTGATATTGGAAATGATGAAGAAAGAAATCAATTAATTGTAAACTTGTGCAATTCTTTAAATGGTAGTACAATAGTATTATCAGATAGAGTTGAACAACTTAAATATTTAAATCAACATATTAAAAACTCTATCGAGATAGATGGTTCTACTAAAAAAGCAACTAGAGAACAAGCACTTGAAGATATTAAAACGGGAAAATACAAAGTATTACTCGCTAGTTATAAATTAGCAAAGGAAGGTTTGGATTGCAAAATACTTGAAAATGTAGTATTTGCAACACCTGTCAAGGATGAGGCGATAGTAATACAATGTGTTGGTAGAACTCAAAGACCTTATGAAGGTAAAACAATAGCTAACATATATGATTTAATTGATGATGTTAGCATGTTAGATAGGTTTTTTAAAAAGAGAAGAAGTGTGTATCGTAAAAAAGGATGGTAACACATGGAATTTATGGGAAAAGCCGAAATGGAATTTGGAAAACAGGGGTTTTTGAAATATGAAAATGAGGACATAATAGTTTATTATGTTCCGTATGAACAAAGGGATATACATCATAAAGATATTACATTTATTAAAAATACAGGAAAAATAATTCTTTATGAAGGTACTAACTTTGGTCCTGATGCTTTCAGGATGGATGAAAAATTAATATATCCAATATATTTGCAAAGTAAGGAGATTGAAGAAAAATATGGAAGAGAATTACAAAGAGAAACAGAAGAAGTACAAAGAAATTTATAAAAATAGAGGGAGAACTATTTGGTATAGTACTGACCCAACAAATCCTCTAGCAAAAGGTAAAACTTATGTTAAACCTAAAGAAGAAAAGGAGAAAGAAAAATGCAAATAATATTATATGCTTTATTAGGAATTGTAATACTAGTATTATTAGTAGTGATATATAATCGTTTATATTATGAAATTCATTTAGCAAGAGCAACTAAGATATTAAACAAACAACTTAAGAAAGCAACAAAACAACAAGTTAAAGAATTTTCAAAAGAATTACAAGAAACATTATATATTACAATTAATGCTATGACTGAAACATATGATGAATTAGCAAAATCATTAAGTGAAATGAAACAAACAAAAGAATAGTGAGGAGATGTAAATATGGAGTTTGAGGACGTATATAATCGAATATGGGTTTCAGACTTTGAAGTATTTGCTCATGATTGGTTATTAGTTTGTAAAAACTATGTAACAAAAGAAGAAAAGATATTTCATAATACACCGAGAGAAGAGATATATTCTTTTATACAAAAAGAAAATCCAATATTTGTTGGACATAACTTTAAAGGTTATGACCAATACATATTAAAAGCAATTCTTGCTGGATTTGATGTAGAAGAAATTAAAAAAGTAAATGATGATATAGTAAATGGTATCCCAGGTTGGCAAATAGATTATGGTGAATACATTGAACCATTTCCAGTTTGGGATACTATTCAAGATATTGTTCCATTTAAATCATTAAAAGAAATAGAAGGTAATCTAGGATTAGACATTACTGAAACAACTATTCCTTTTGATTTACCTACTAAATGGACAAAAGAACAATACGAAGAAGTATTATATTATTGTGAACATGATGTCGATGCAACAATGGTATTATTCGACACAAGACATGATTATTTTGAGGCTAAATGGATTATATGCCAAATGGGAGATATAGACCCAATACAAGGTTTAGGATTGACTAATTCTAACTTAACAGCTAGATTTCTTAAAGCGAAAAGAGTAGAACATAATGATAAAAATGATTATCATTATCCTGAAAACTTTGAACTAGATAAAATTGATAAACGAGCAAAGAAATATTTTGATGAATTTATCAATGGTGAAAGAGATATTGATGATGAAAAGTTAGAATTAGATATTGATGAAACTAAAGGAAACGTAGGTGCTGGTGGTATTCATTTAGCAATAAACAATTATAATTATGTAAGTGATGATTTTAATACGGGAGATTATTATGAATAATATTAGTTTATTATTGTTTACATACATAACTGTTTTAATGATAACAGGTGTTGTGTATATCAATAAAAAACTGAGAAAGAAATTGAACATTAAGAAGAAAAGAAAGAAGGTGAGAAGGAGTGAAAAGACTACTACTAAATTATGATGTAGCAAGTTTGTATCCTAGTTTGATTTGTGAATATGATTATTCAAGTAGAAATCAACCTGATGCAAATAAATATAAAGAATTGAAAGCATTAAGAATACAAGCAAAACATAGTGGAGATACAAAGTTAGCTAAAGCCTTGAAACTCCCTCTCTGAATACATATTATGGTTCATTAGGTGCTGAATTTAATGACTTATTTGACCTAAAACAATGTAGGTCGGTATGTATCAGTGGTCAATGTGCTTTACTAATACTTATACATGATATTAGAAAAATACCAACTGTTAGATTTGTTGAGTCAAATACTGATGCTGTAATGTTTGAAATTGATGAAGAGTATGTTGACCAAGCAAAAGAAGTATTAGATAATTGGCAAAAACGATATAGATTAGAATTAGAAGAAGATAAAATATTAAAATTAGTAATGCGTGATATTAATAACTATTGTGAAATAGTTCAAACATCAAAAGGAAAACAAGTAAACTTTAAAGGTGGTTGTTTTGCTGGATGTCCTAATATTAAAATTACTGATGATAATAGAATAATTACTGAATATACACCAAACTTCAAAGCTAATTCATTATCTATTTGTGCTGAGGCAATTCTTAAAAACTTATTATTTGATATTCCAGTTGAAACAACAATTAATAATTGTAATAAACCAATTAGATTTCAAGTAATAAATCATTTAGGGGCTACATATGAAAAGATAGTCTTAGAAGATAAAAACGGTAATCAAACTGAATTACAAAGAAACAACAGGATTTATGCTGGGAAGATACCAACAGGGAAGATATATAAAATTAAACCTGATGGTCGAAAAGATAGTTTGGCTAGTTGTCCTGTCAATCCAATTGTTGACAATGATAATAAAATAACTATTGATAAAATTAATAAATTATGGTATATTAAATATGCTAAACAAAAAATAAGCGATTTTAAAGGAGAGAAGGAAGTATATATGGAAGAGAAATTGGACAAATTGAAAAAAGATGAGCTTATTGCACTAGTAAAAGAAATGAAAGAAAAGGAAGAAAATATGAACCCAGAAATTGATGTATGTAATTGCAACGCAGAAATTAACGAATTATCATTAAGAAAAGCACTACTAAATAAAATTAATGCTTTTAGAGGTGAAATTAGAATTAGAAATTTTATCTTAGATAAAGCATTACCTAGTAATTTAGGTGGTGGTGAATATGTTAGTATTGAACAATATTATCAAGCTGTTCAAGATATTGCTATGAAAGTTGGATTAGATTTCAGTTTTGAAATTGTTAATCTTGATAGATATGATTTAGAGGCTTTTAGACCTGCAACAGGTTCACCTCAACATATTGCTACAATCAGTTGTTTATTTACATTAACTGATTTAGATACAGGATATTTTAAAACATATACTGAAATGTCTCAAGGTAGTGATACAGTTGATAAGGCTGTAAATGGTGCATCAACATTAGCATTTAGAAACTGGTTTGATAAGAACTTTACACCAAGAATATTTAATGGAGAAGAAGTTCATTTCGGCGATGAAGGTAATGTAGTATCACTTGATGGTGTAAATATTCCAAACAATAAAGGAACTGGAACACCTAAAGTATTTATTACAAAAGAGAAAAAAGAAGAAATTAAAAAAGAAGTAACAAGTACTGTTACACCTAGTGATAATGAAGAAGATAAAAAAGAGTTAACTGAATTAATTTACAAGTATCGTGAATTATCAGGAGAAGAAACAAAAGGTGCTAAAACACTAGATGCTATTATTAAAGGTACAATAACTGATGCTGAAATATTAAGTAAAACATTGAGTTTTAAAAACGCAATTGCTAAATTAACGGGTGAAGTTAATGGCTAATGTTGAACTTAATTCAGAAAGATGGTTAAATTTAAAAAATTTACCTGATGAAGAATGGAGAGACATTAAAGGTTTTGAAGGTCTTTATCAGGTGAGTAATTATGGTAGAGTTAAACATCTTAAATCATTAAGTATTAACAAAAGATATTGGAAAAACGGTAGAATAATTCCTGAAAAAATAATAACTTCTAAAATATCAAAAGGTTCTTGGGGTTATAATAGAATACAATTATATAATAATGGTACTTATAAATGTGTTAGGGTACATCGTTTGGTTGCTCAAGCATTTATTCCTAACCCTGATAACAAACCTCAAATAAATCATAAAGATGGAAATAAACTTAATAATCACGTTAGTAATTTAGAGTGGTGTACTAATGGTGAAAATGGAAAACATGCATGGGCAACAGGATTACGAAAAAGAAGAAAGAAGGTATTAAATTAAATGAGTAAAAAATGGGATTATGCTGAAAATAAAACACGTATAGTTATTGACCCACCAAAACAAACAAATAGAATTAGTGGTCATCGTTTGTCAACTATTTTAGGTCTGAATAAATACAGCACACCTTTTCAAAGTTGGTGCGAAATAACTAAATTAGCAAGACCTGAAATTGAAGATAATAAATACCTAAATGCTGGTCGAATATTAGAACCTAAAATAATAGAATATGTATCAAAACAATTTCCAAATGTAATGAGTATTAAAGATTACTATGGAAAAGTATTTAAACAATATGAATTTAATAACTTCAAAGATGAAAGTAATGTCTTTGGTGGAGTTATAGATGCTGTAGCAACAGCTGATGATAAAAAGACAATTATGATGATTTGTGAATGTAAAACATCTTCACATCCTGAACAATGGAGAAACGGAAATGTTCCTGTTGAATATTTATTACAAGGTGCTTTATATTCATATTTAAAAGGTCTTGATAGAGTATTATTTGCTTGTACATTCTTAGATGAAGTCGATTATGGTCGACCTGAAGATGTTCAAGTAAGTGATAAGAATACAATATTAGTTGTTAAGAAATTAAAAGATATGATATTTGAAATTGATGGTGAATATTACAACATTCAAGGTTGTATGGAATTAGCAACACAGTGGTGGAAAGACTATGTTGAAAGTGGTATATCACCTGAATTTGATGAAAAGAAAGACAAAGAATATCTTGATTTAATTAGAGCAACTGATGAAACAAAAGATAGTGATTTATTTAGTGTTTGTGAAGAGGCTATTGAATTAGCTCTTAAAATAGACGAACTAAAAGAAACAAGTGGAATTAATGCTTTAGAAAAAAGATTAAAATTACTTGAAACAAGTATTAAAAACGAAATGATTAATACAGGTGCTACAAATTGTGGTGCTTATAAATTAACTAAAAAAATAGCAAGGAAGTTCAACGAAGAACATTTCGCTGAAATACATCCTTTAGAATATGAAATGTTTATTGAAGAAAAAGAAAGTTATACTTTAACAAAAAGTAAGAAGAAAGAAGAGGAATAGAATATGACAATGATTAAAATTAATTTAAAAGGTGGATTTAAAATCGTAAAAGAAGGAGAAAGAACATTAGAAATAGTTGATGCTAAGTTTACACCAAGTGGAGCTCCTGATAGATTAGTACTTTCAATGAAAGATATTGAAGATGGTGCAACATTACAAAACACTTTCAATATGAAAAATGAAACTAGTCTATGGGCTATGGGAATGTTATTAAGTATTGCATTAGGACTTAATGATGGTGATGACTTTAATTCAAATGATGTTGATAAATTAAAAGGTGTTAAATTAGTTTGCGAAGTTACACATAGTGAATATAATGGAAGAACTTATGCAAATGTTAAAAAAGTTATTTCTAAAGTTGAAGAAACTTCTGAACAAATACCAACAAGTGAAGTTGATTTTAAAGCAATCGATGAAATGTATGGTAGAAGTGCATTAACTGAAGATGATTTAGATTAAGAAGGAGATAGGAAACCATCTCCTTTTTTTTTTTTGTTGACATTATAATTTACATATGCTACAATAGTAGTGAGAAGGTAGGATATGGACAAGGATTTCTTTGATGAAAGATTGTTATATTATGGGTTGGATGAATTTTATAGAAAAAGATTAGTTATTAAAAGTGTATTGTTTACAAGACCTTTAAGTGAACAATTCTTATATAGAATGTATGTTTATAGTAGGGCTTTTATATCGGACACTTGGAAGAATAATATTTGGGATTATCTACAAAGTGATATTAGTGAAGTAGAATTTCTAAATTTATATATGGACTATCAAAATAAAAAGAGTCATATTGATTTATGACTCTTTTATTATTTCGACAAGACCACTACTATCATCAGCTATATCTTGTAAACCTTGTTTTAAAGTATCTACTAAAACATCTGTTATTTCACTATGTTTTCCGATTTTTATAAGCATATAATCGTCCTCGAGATTATCAATAACAAGGCTCTCACCATCGTCGATGCCTAATGATTGTAGGTTTAAAATGCTATTCGCTGTAGTATACATAGCTGAACTAACCGCAGCACATATATCAGGAACAGCGTGACCTACAACTTTAACTTCATCGTCGTTTGTGTAAATTTTAATCATTTTATCACCAAGTATATTATACCACAACCCATGCCTCTTCGACAAATTTGTCTCTTGGGTCAAATGTATCATAAATTATTCCAAATTTTGAACAACAAATATGTGAATGTAATGTTATTAATAAAACGTTATTAACATACATATCTGATGTTTCACCAACTGTGTTTGGTAAATAAGGAACTCTATTATATCTTGAGTCAAGATAATCAATTATAAAGTCTCGATTATCCATCATTGTTCCTTTTATTTGAGCTAAATCACTAAGTTCATCGTATACATAATCCCAGCTTTTTCCTGTAGCACATGATATTGCTCTCACTGTACAATCATCAGTAAAGTTTTCTACAGGGTTTGCATTATAAAACTTAAACATATTACATTTGAGCAATTCGTTGTGCTGTTTGTCTAATCATTTCAACTTCTTCTTGTGATTGAGCATCTTCTCTTAACATACGAGCAAAATCTTCCATACTTTCAAGCATATATTTTAAACTTCTTTTCGTATCTTCACTTGCTCCATAACGTTGACCGTTTTCCATATATCTACTATAATGGTCATACATTTCATCTAGATAATCGTGTCCTCTATATCTTCCTCTAGAGTCTCTACTTCTAGCTCCGTAGCTATCTCTTTCATAAGAACCACCACGAGAATAGTTGTTATAACTAGGATAATTTCCATATCTCATGCTTTCACCTTCCTCCTTTTCATACCAGTATTTTTCATTTGCTATATCTTTATGTATATCCATAAGTTCACCAAGATATTCTAAGTTACCTGTATTAATACCTTCATTTAAAATATCTCTTATTTTTTCTTCAGTAGCACATTTTAAATCTTCATGAATTAATGTTTTCATTAAATCACTCCCTTTCTTTTAATATTTTCAATATTTCATCGTTTTGTTCTATTATTCGTTCAAGATAATTATTATCTTGATTTTGTAATTCTTGCATTAAATCCCCATTATTGTAATCTCGAAATAATATTTCTAAACTTATCATTTGTAGAATAAGTGATAAGTTATCAACAGCGTTATTCATTATGCTAAACGTTCAATACTAATATTTGCATTTTTAATAATTGGGATTTGAGTGGCTGTAGATGTTCCGTCATAAACAATTGCAGGAACACTAGCAACAGTAATTGTTACACTACCACGAGTACAAACTCTTACTTTTTTATCTACTGAAACATTAGTAAATATACCTACTTCAACAGGTGTATCCATTTCAGTTCCTGCAAGTTGAACACCGTCTGCAAAAATAGCTAAAGCAACATTACCAGCAGTTGCTGAAGTAACATTCGCATTAAATTCTATTTCATAAATACCTCCTGCAACAATATTAAATTGAGCAGAACCTTCATTGTGATTTAACCAACCATTAAAGCAGTTAGCACTTGCAGTTCTCAAATCAGTATCAGCAAAAGTTATTGCACTTGTATTAGAAGTTAAAACTAATTCTTGTTCTTGTACACTTTGTATCATTTATTATCATTCCTTTCTATAAAATAAAAAGAGAATAGACCTTGCCTATTCTCATAAATTAGCAAGTTCTCAGTTGAGATTACCATAAGGTGTTATGCTATTAGATTATTGTGTTTCCATAGAAACCATTACCATAAAATCCACCATTAAATCCATAAGGATTATATAATGATTGATAAGGTGAGCTTACTAACCAAGCAGGTGTGGGATATGGTCTAACAGAATTAATTATTGAGCTTTCAATATTTCTATTAGAGATTTCAGTTTGAGCTTCATTTAATTTTTCTCTTAAATCAGCAATTGTGTTTTGATTTAAAGCATCAAGAATACGTTGAGTATTTTCTAAGCCTTGAGCTTTTAGTTCACAACAACAGCTATCCATTTTAGATATATTATTCAAAGCATTTATACTAGCTTGATTTTCAAGTTGAGTAGTTTGAAGTAATATATCACGTTGAGTGTTTGTATCACCTATTGCTGAAGCAAATTTAGCATCTTGGATTGAGTTTTGTAATGCCATGTTACCAGTTAATAAATCACTTCTTAAGTTGCAAATATTTGTTGCATTGTCAGCAAATCCATTTGAAATTAAGTTAGATTGATTTTGGAAACCATTAGATACAGCAGTTCCTAGGTTAGCAATATCTCTTTGTGTAAATTCACTTGAGATATAATCAGTTGTAGCAACTTGATTATTACCACCCCAACCACCAAATCCATTACCAAATCCACCAAACAATAAAGCGATTAAAATTATTGCCCAGATACCATCGCCGAAGAAGCCATTACCAAATCCGTTTCCATAACCAGCCATCATAGGATAAGCATATGGATAAGCACCATTAGTTGTAGCTAATTCTACAGTTGGTTGAATTCCAGTTGAACCGTTCATAAACATTTCTCCTTTCTTCAAATTTATATCAATGTTCCACATGAAACATTAGATACCACTATTGTTTTAATTGATTAATTATGTTTTCATCTATACCAAATTGACGAGCTTTATCAAAAAGCATATTCATTTGTTCAGGTGTATATCCATTAGTTATTTGTTTAAATAATTCTTGAGGATTATTTTGATTTTGTTTTGCTTGTTCTAGAAACTGAAACGCTTGAGGATTTTTCATCTTTAATTGGTTCATCATCATTTGTATGAATTGGTTTTGCATTTTCTTTCATCTCCTTTATTACATCATTCATTTCTTTTAATTGATATTGCAAACTTTCAATCATTAAATCTTTTTCATCTTTTTGAACAATTTCGTTCATTTCATATGCTTTTATTTCACCTTTAGTATTTTTAATCCACACAATAGATAAATCTTTGCTAAAATAAGGTGTATCTGAAACAACAATGTCTCTTTCAACATCGTCTATTGAATTAGCATATTTAATACCATTTGTGTTAGTATTAGGTGAAATCTGAAAATTTTGTGTCAAATTTGTAGGTGTCTGAGGCATCGGTGCAGGAGGTATTTGACTCTTCATCTTTTCAAGTTCTGCAATTTGGTTATTTATTCTATCTATACTAGCTTGAGGTGAATAAATATTTGAATAAGGATTATTAAACATATAATCAACTTCTTTCTTTAATACTTTTTTGTGTTTAAAACAACACAAAAGGAGATAGTCAAATG